CAGCACCGATTATTACCGATACCGGTTCTTATAGACATATCATGTTATATTCCCAAAGACCTAAGGTCGAAATGGATGTTTCTAAAAGTGAGACAGCAGCAATGCTTTGTCCTTTTATTTATCCTAGGGAGTTTGTTGATTTGACTAATAACACCGAGGTTGGATATCTTGGTGCTTTAAGTTATATGTCATACGGTACACTTGACAACGCAAATAACGTTGCAGGTGAAACAATTAATATTCATGTGTGGGCAAAAATTGTCAACTATGAGCTGGCTGGAGCAACTGTTGCTGCAGAATTACAGTCTTCTTTTAAGAAGAAGAAACCAGCAACGAAAAGCTTTTTTATGGGCGCTTCCCAGAGAGCACCTACGCCTTCTGGGGGAAAACCCACTGCTACACCAGCTAAAAGTGAATCCAATCCGAAATATACGGTTTCTGGAGTTGCTTCTAGTGTAGCTAAGACAGCAGGTATGTTGAAACATGCTCCTGTTATAGGTTCTTATGCTTCAGGCGTAGAAGTTGCAGCAAAAGGGGTGGCTGGAGTTGCTTCGCATTTTGGTTACACAAATGTACCAAATGTTGAAGGAACCTCACAATACACGCCAGCTTGTTATCCACATGCTGCCACACAGGATATTATTATGCCAAGAGAAAATTTGGTTATTGATCCGAAAAATATGATCACTATAGACACTGAACGTACAACTGGTATCAAAGATGATGAAACTTTGGTACGCTCTCTAATTACTAAAGAGAGTTTTTGGTACAGTGTTACATGGGCTAAAACTGATGCAAGTTTTGCTCAGTTGGCTCATTATAATGTGACACCTATGATAGTTGAAACTGATGGTAAAACAGGATACAATAATTTGTATGCTACACCAACAGCTCTTACTACTAGTATGTTTTATCACTGGCGTGGATCTATGACTTACAGGGTCGTTGTGGTGGGAACTCCTTATCATAAAGGACGTTTACTCATCAGTTGGGACCCTGCAGGTGAATCCATTACTACAGATAAAACTGGTGCCACTTATTCTATAGTGGTTGATATAGGTAGGACGAAAGAATTTACTTTCACTGTTCCTTACCTAGGTCAGACTGCATTTAAAAGATCAGGTGATTTTTGGAATACGACTGCTCGTTCTGGTGTCTATAATGATGACTACCAAAATGGAAAAGTTAGTTTCCAAGTTCTAACTAAACTAACTTCACCACAAAGTAGTGTACCAGTTAGTTTACTGATTTTTGCTAAATGTGAACCAGATTTTC